GAGTCATGGCTCACAGATCGTGACTGCCATGCAGACCCGTCAAGAGATTTTGGTGTTGACGGATTCAGCCATTTATTCCATGCAGTACCTTGGCCCACCCTATGTTTGGAGCTTTCAGATTTTGGGCGACAACATATCTATTGCTGGGCCGAATGCGATAGCAACTGCTAACAACATCCACGATGCGTTCCTAATTGAGCATGACAAGCGTATGCTTGCGTTCTATCGCTCGCTACCGCCAGAGATTGCTCGACAGCTTCAAGCTGAGGTGGCTAAGGAGATGAATGACTTGGCTTCTGGCGACACGGCAGAGTCGCGCATTCTCAAGCGCATTATGGGTGAGCCTCTGACAATGGGACACACTGGCGATGAGCTTAAGAAAGTGATTGAATGGCAGGCCAATGCGCTTGTGCAGACCGACCCACAAGTTAGCGAGGCGCTGTTCCGCTTTGCTAATGAACATGAACACATGAAACGCTCTTATGAGGAAGACTAATGCAAGCAAGTAATTATGCAACAGAAGGCAAAGAGATTGGCGTTCAGGACACCACAATGCCTGTCAATCGGCAGGCAATCCAAGCCACGGCAGATGTGTTGGCTATTGGCAAGGACTACGTGAACACCAAGACGGTTAGTGGCTTTGAACAGCAAGAGCGAAATCAATACGAGAACTACATTGACTTTAGCAAAGAAGCTGGCCTTATTGAGGAGGGCGTGCGTCTGCAAGGCGAAGCTAAGCAACGCACCCTGACAGCAGAAGAGAATGCTCGTGTTGCTGAGTTTGAGAACATGGCTAAGATGGATGCTGACGCTTATGCACAAGGCATTCGTAAGCGCAATGACTATCAGCTCAGCGCACAGCGCCGTTTGCGCTCCGCTATTATGCAACGCCCTGACTTGGCTGATGAGTTTCGCCGTGTAAGCGCTCGTGAGATTGGCACAGACGTTTCCTCGTTTGCCCTGCAATATTATTGGGAGAACTTGGACGCAGCTGGCAAAGCTTTGCAGAAGAAGCCCGTGTCTGCAACAGACATTGAGAACCAAGAGCAAATGGTTAATGCCTATGTGCAGACTTTGCCTGCTGAGCAACAAGCTGAGTATGCCAGCACAACAAAGCGGCAGCTTGCAATTGCTATGGCTGCTGGCGACTTTGAGGGCGCGGCAAAGGCTCTGTCGGTGTGGTCGGACAAGGCGGCTGGTAGCCCCGTTATGGACGGCGTGAATGATGTTAATTCGCTCGTGGCTTCAATCATGGGCGATAGCGACACGCTGAGCAAAGAGATTGCTGCAATGAGCAACGCGCAGACACGAGCACAGCTGTTCTCAGACCCAGCAATGGCTGAGCAAGCTCGACAGAAGTTTGTGTCTATGCGTCAGCGTCTGTCGGACAGCGTGCAACGCTTGGCCTCGTATTCCAGTAGTAGCGTGTTTGATGAGAAAAGCAAGATTGCTATGCAAAAGGCGGAGGCGGAGATTGCTCGCATTGATGCTGCATTCCCGGACTTGAGCACACAAGGCTTGCAGGACGGCTCAAAGGTGTATATTGCAGCTCAGATGGCTAACCTCGGCCCACAGATTATTGGTCGTGCTCGTGTGGCCGGACTCGCTGGCTCAAAGGCATCCGATGAGGCTGTGCAGGCTGGTGTGTTCACACTTGCCTTGGGCGAGAAGGCTATGCAGGGTCAGACTATCACAAAAGTTGAAGCTTTGCAAGCCCCCCTGCAAAACTACAACATGCTTGTCACTGGCCTGTCAACAAATGTCGCAGACAATGCAACAGACGCTAAGAACAATTATGTGCAATACGCAATCACCTACGTCAGCGCAACGCTTCCGTATGTGAGCAACTTGTCACCGGGGCCGGGAAAGCCTGCCACAGAGGTACGGGCTGTGTCTGACTACACGAATAGCTTGGATGGTGTTCTAGCTGTGAACAATCGCAATGACTCGTTTGTAGATGGCATGTGGAATGCCGCCGCTGAGAAGGGCGATGTGCAAACGCAAGACAAGCTTGCTGGTGTTCGCCTCAAGGCACTGAATGGCTACTCGCAGTCGGTGTACATGGAGATTACACAGCTTAGCCCAGAGCTTGCACAGTATATCCGTCCCCGCGACTTCTTCAAGAGTGCTCAACGTGAGGGCGGATTGGCGAGTGGTACGCCAGTTGTTGTGGTGAATGCCCCTAATGAGTCAGTGAAGAAAGAGGCGGAGAAGCTCATTTCTCGCTACTACGAGGCTGGCTCCGCATACAAAGGCTTCTACGACAAGACTGTTCAATATGTCAATTCTCGTGGTCAGGCGCTTAGCACAGAGGGAGATGGTTTCTTTCGGGGAGTTAAATAATGGAAGATATTGACTTCGCAGGCTGGGCATCCCAGCATGAGCAGAAGCCAGCTGTGGCTCAGAGGCCACAGGCGCAGGCTCCGCTAGAAGATGATGGGTTCATCGCATCCCTACAGAAGTGGGCAAGCGGTTGGGAAACGAAGCCTAAGCCACAAGCCCCATACAAACCCACTGTAGGGGGCGCTAGGAAGCGCCCCAGCGCGTTTACTTTCAAGAGAGGGGATGTTCGGGGTAATCTCCAGCAAATCCTGTCTAGGGCCGAAGCACAGGACTACATCACGCTTGCGGGTGGCCGGAAAGTTAGGGAGTTGCCAGCGATGACTGTGGCAGAGATTGGGCGACAGTTTGGCAATAAGGCTGCTGGGAAGTATCAGATACAGCGGAACACGGCTGTAGATGTGCTTAACAAGGCGGGGCTAGACCCAGAGAGCTTCCGATTCGATAAGGCTGGGCAAGAGAAGCTGTTTGACTTGCTCCTGCAACGGCGCGGGATTAAAGACTTCCAATCCGGAAAGATTGACAAAGTGGCATTTGCCAAAGAGCTATCTAAGGAGTGGGCAGGCCTGCCCAAGGATGAATCCGGCATGAGCTTCTATCATGGCGTTCAGGGAAACAAAGCTCACGTTAAATGGCAAGACATACTTGCCGCGTTGGACTAAAAGAAAAGCCCCGTATCTCTACGGGGCTATTTTTATAACTATTTTCTGTCATCACCGATGGCATATCCTCGATTGTTTTTATACCATAGCCCTTTGTAGTCGTGGGCTATCGTAGCGTCAACAAAGCGAATACGCTCACACATTGTTTCACACTTGGGGCATTTGCCATCTTCATCGCTTTCCGCCATGGGGCGGGTTAGCTCGAAGCGCCCATGCTCTTTGCACTCATACGTGTATATTGCCATATCATATCTCGCAATTAGAACCAACACACGCTAATGTTTGTGAGCCTTCGGTGTTGTCTTCAAGCTCGACAAACGCACTCCAGTCAATAACTGGCATTTCAGACACAAGCTGTTCATACTGCTCCTCAGTGATTTCCTCATACGGGGCTTGCTCGTATGTGTGGTCAATCCGTGGCAGGAAAGCAACACCACTGATTTCATCGAAGTGTTCCCACACCCATGCGCCAAGCTCCATAAACTCATCATCGTTGTAGTACACGGTGATGGAAGGCTTGTGCTCACACCAATTGTCTTGAATGTGTTTCCAGTATTCCATCTGCTGAATGGCTGTGAGGCCATCCTTGCACACAGCACCCTCTGGGGACTTCTGTGGGAAGCTAAACACGACAGTTCCCGGACTCATCTTGTCCACTTCCCACGGCACTCCCTGACTGCTCAGGAACTGGCTTAGCGGGTCGTTAACGCTGTTACGAACTCGCCTAATATAAAAAGGAGCGAAGCGAGGGTGCAGACCAGAAGCGCTATCCACAAGCTGAGAGACAGTGCCGGACGGCTTGACACACGTAATCGCCGTTGATTGATTGATTCCAAGTCGTTCCGCCCATACTTTGTTAGTAGCAACTGCGTGTTCCTTGAGTTCTTCAAGCTGGTCAGAACTTTCATAATACATATCCTTTAATGGGCTGTCCAACATGCCAGTGAAGCTAACGCCAAGCAATGCCTCTTCCTCAGTGTTCTTACGCCAGATGCTCCGCAGATAGCGGAAGTCGGTGAATGTCGCCTGAATCGTACCAAGGATGGTAGCCAGCTCAACCTTACGCATAAGAGACTCTTGCGTATCATCAGCACGACAAACAACCTCTGTCAGATTGCAGAACTGATATGGGCGCAGGATGATTTCACTACACGGATTAGTTCCGAAGTCGTGATTGGTATCCCTACGTCCATTCTTCCCAGCTTGCTTCTTAGCAGCGATACGATTGAAAATACCACGCTCACCAGACTGGCTCTCGTGCATAGACAGCCACTCTTTCATGAACGCTTGCACGTCAGGCTTCTCTGTGTAGCACACGCTATTGTTAGCCAAGCTACGCTGTGGGTTATTCTCCCACCAAGCACCACTCTTAGCGTTGCGCATCCTGTCGTCAGACAGATTGCTCAGGCTAATCAGGGCAGAACGGCGAACACCACCAACAACAACAGTTTCGCCAATCTTGCACATGATGTCATGGCATTCGATGCTTGTCAGCTTGCGTCCGTGTGCTGCCTTGAATGTCTTGATGCAGAACTTGAAGAGGCTAACAAGTGGCTCAGGGCCAGAAGCTCTACCACCGAAAACCTTAAGTCGCGCACCAGCAGGACGCACCTTGCTGACATCCCAACGGGGTATTTGTCCTGCGTACAGGAGACTAACCAGTTCCTTAAATGACTTGGCCCATCCCAGCTTAGAATCTTCAACCACGATAGTCGTGTCCGATTCTCGCATATCGTCTGCAACGCAAGGAAGTTTAGAGATGTCCTGTCGTTCAACAGTAAAGCCGACTCCAGTGCCGCACATGAGGATATACATAGCCTCATCAAACGCTCGCGGATGGTCAACGGGAATAAAGCTACAATTAAATAAAGCAACATTGTCACGCTCCAAAGCCTTGCCTGCTGTCATAAGCCCTCGCATGGAGGGCATCACTTCCATATTAATAATGGCTTCTTGCAGACGCTTGTAAATCAATGGGTCAACTTTCGCGCCAACCACGTTCTCCATGTAGCGTCCCACGGTCTCTTCCCATGTCTCCCGCCGCCCCTTATCCTCAAGATAACGGGCATAGCGGGTGCGGTGAATCACCGTCTGATAATCCGTCATCACTGTCATTTAGAATCCCGCAAAAGTTAGAAACACATTAAAGGCTACGCCAGCCAAGCCTGCAATAATTAGCACGTAGGCGTATGTAATTGCGCCAGCAAGCACGTTGTTCCAAAAGCCTTTACCAGTTGGGTTCGTTGTCATCGTCATTATCCTCACTCCGTTGTTCGTTAATAAATCCAAGATTAAATGCTAAGTCTGTAAACTGCTGAGGGAAAGCCTCTGCAATTTCTTGCAGAGACAGTTCCATCATAGCCACAACTTCATCCACATCGTATGCGCTTTCAATACGGAAAGCCACTTCTTCCAGAAAGTCGGGGTCTTTCATGTCTTTCCTTATGCGGTGAGGCCGTATGCCGTCAGGCCAGTGCGAGTGGTGGTGCGTTGCACGTTCAGGTTATGCACCTTACGAATGTCATCAATGATGGCGTAGACGTTAGGGACACGGAAGCGTGTAGCAATCTCACGGACAGTCAGGTTGCGCTTACGCAGGGCGTTGATGAGCTTTTGGATTTTAGTTTGTTTCATTTTGATGTTCCTCATAGTAGGTGAAGCATTTAGAATATGTGCCTTCAAACAGCACTTCGTCATTGTCGTTTACAACATGGAAAAGCCAATCAGTTATCTTTCGTATTCTTAGCATGAGACAACCCTGTTTTCTTTTTTGTTGCGGCTCGTGGCTTGCGAGGCTTTGCTCCACTTTCCGCAGTCTTGGCACTGGTATCGCTGGTGTCGTCCCACGGCGGAGATAATAGTTCCTCGATGCTGAAGGTGCTTCGAGCCACAGTTCGGACATACATGATTCCCGCTATGATGAGAATGATTAGGATGATTAGCAATCCAAGGAAGTAATACATTATACACTTTCTCCAGTAAAATAACATCTTGCTTGTTGTAGGTTTCCATCAGCTTGCGTGCCTTAACATCGCCAGCCATCACATCAATCCACATCTCAAAGCCGTAATGGGAGGTCTTGCTTCCCAAGCCCAGCTGTTGCGCAATGTGGTCGAGCTTGTTGCTTGCAAAGCGGAACTTAGCCTTGACAGTTCGATACAGGTCAACAGACTTATACGGAGCTGGAGGAGACATGCCCTGTAGCAAGAACTCTTTGTGCAACACTGGCAAATCAAAGCGATTGCCATTGTACGTCACAACAACGTCAGCCTCTTCAAACAATGCGTGAAGCTGAGCAACCATGTCTTCGTGTGTCCACTCCGACAGGAAGTGTGTCTTCTTCTCGCCAAGCCACTTGTAAGCCACGCACAGGGTTCGGGAGGTGTCCTGAATCTGATTAATGCTAATGTGTGGCTTAAACAAGCTCCACGCATACACGCTCATAGGCGAGGTTTCGATGTCCAACAATAGGATTTTCATTATTTCTCCATTCTGTCAATCAGCCTATCCAAGTACCAACGGGCTTTCTTGGCATCCTCTAATGCGTTCCCCTTGTGCCACATGCGCAGGAGGTATTTCAATGTCTGCCATTGCAAGTTGCCGTCTACAACATTAGGTGCAAATTGAACGGCATCCTCAATCACTTCAATGGCTTCATACTTGCCCTTGGTGTAATGCGGAGGGTGATTCACTTTGTCAAGTAGGCTTGGATGCGGGACGCCCTTTCCCGCCTCCCACGGAGGGAACTTAGCGGCTGGTAGTTTGTCAGTCATCCATATTCTCCACAAATTCAGCTCGCCACTCACGCAATTGCGCAAGCTCTTGTGGTGTTGACTGCCACACCCCAAGCGCAATAGCTCCGTCAATGACCGACAGCTTCATAATATCCGACATGTCACTATAGTGAATCATATCGCAAATACTTTCGTTAATAAATTTGCCAATGTTTGCGTATACAATCTCGTACATAGCACTGGCAACATCCGCATCAAATTCTCGATTCATCTCTTTCTTCCTTTGTAATGATTTTGTGACACGGCTTACAAACACAGCGGAGATGTTCTTCTCCGCAGAATAGCCGTTCTACGAATGGGGCTAAATCTTCATAGGAACGTAATGTTCCACATGGGATTGTGTGGTCTATTTCAACATTCTTCTGTATGAACCACTGCTCACAGACAGCACATTGATATTCCCACTTAGCCCTTGGATTGTCCTGCGCCTTACGCTTTGCTTTGGCGAGAACTGCAAACTTCACTGGATAGCGACTCCATTTAGCACGGAGGCCACTGCGTACAAAGCTCCAGAATTGACTGTTGCTCCACAAAGGCCAGTGCTTGAAGTCACCACTAGGCTTTGCTCTTTTAGCCATCAGTTAGCCTTTGAGCGTGTTAGGCGGTCAGCAAGCTCTTCCATAACATTAAACATCAATTCAATGAGAACCTCCGAAGGAACATTCTCGAACCCATTGCCATCTGCATCAACTTCAAATTCCATAAAAGCTCCTTTGTTAAAATGGTGCTCCGTGAGGGACTCGAACCCCCGACCTATCGCTTACAAGGCGATTGCTCTACCAACTGTAGCTAACGGAGCGCTAATTACATATTACTGAAATGCTCTTCCCATGTTTCGTTTGTTCTAATCCACAACAGCTTAGCCTGCTTGTCCAGCAAATCCATGTCGCCTTGGTAGACTTCATGTAGGACATACACAAGCATGTCACGCTCTGTTGTCATATCGTCTAGGGGTGAGAGCAGTCCCTTTGTAGCTTTCTTACCAAACAGCTTGTAGACACCTTTGATGTTATCCGTAGCATCGCCAGTGATAAGCTGTTTGTAGAACAGACGCAAGGCATCAATACGCTTTGTGAAATACATGCCCTTGTCTTTGTTGTTCTTACTCCAATTGTAATGCCATCCCTCAATCATGTCAAGGTCTTTGTCCTTGCTAATAATGACCGTGCTACATGGGGGAGCCATAACCTGTTCCCTGCCAAGCTCATCATCAGCTTCCTCGCCATCGCTAACGCTACACGGGTGATGCTTCTGCATGTATTGGCGCAAGGCTTCGTAGTGATACGGACGAGGAGCATCCTTACGATTGGCCTTGTATTCGGGGTCTACGGCGTATCGGAAATTGCCCTTGCCTGTGAGAAACAGCTTGTATTCATCGGCCTCTACAGCTTCGCAGAGGCTCCTGATTGTTTCCTTAAGCCCGTGGAGACAATTCTCCACAGGCTCGGCTTCAATGCCTTGCTCCTTGGCAGCAGCATCTGAGGCAAACCCACAGGAATAGCACAGAATGTCGCCATCAATGAGCGCCTTCATCAGAAGGGGTCTTCGACAGGAGCAACACCAACCGGCGATTCTTCTGCCTTACCCGTAGCACTGTATTCTGCAAACTTCTTAGCCAAGTCAATCACCAAGTCCTGAGCATCGTACAGGTCGCCCTTGACACCAGAGGCCACTACAAGCGCCGTAGCGTGCGCCAGAGCGTTCTGGCGAATAATCGTCAGGTCGCGGTTAGTGGCACTACCACCACCACCGCTAGAGGCTTGTGGTGCGGAGCCAGAGGCCGACTTGCTAACGCTACCCTTAATGTTGCGATAGTCACCCTTCTGCACCCAATCAAAGCTAATCGTATCGCCAACATTCACTTGGAATGCAGGAGCATTATATGAGCTGTACCACGCGCCATCAATCTTGAAACGCTTATTGTCTTTCACTTCCGTAACAACACCACTGAAACTACCCATCGTTAAACTCCTATCTTAGTTAATGTAGCCCATGATGGGCCTGTCTCTACGTCAATCTTGAACTCCAAAGGAATCTTATGTTTCCACAGATGTTCAAGTCTCCGTGGAAGTTCCTTACAAGTATTATACAGCACTTTCACAACATGTGCAACACTTTCCTCATCTTTGCAGTCAAACATCACGCTATCGTGTACGCTGTTGATAAACAAGATGTTATACTGCATCTGGCCGATGAGCTGGCGTAACAACATGCTCCGATAGACGGCCATTACATCTGCGCTATATCCCTGAATGGGATAGTTTTTCATCTCCGTAGGGGAGAACGTAGCGTCTAGCGTACCATCGAAGCTCCTGTTGTCATACTCCGTGAAGCTGTACTTCCTACCGTTTGGGGCAATGTAGCTTCCAACGCCTCGCGGAAGGCCAGAAGGAGTGTGGCCTTGTATAGTGCGGTTCTCTCTAACTGAGAGAGCGACACTATCTTGCCACTGCTTGACACGTTTATAGCGCTCATAGTATTGCTCAATGAATTTCTTAGCCAGCTTTAATGCAATGCCATTCGTCTCAGCCATGCTCTTAGCCCCAGCTCCATAGGAGAGCTGAAATGATAATTGCTTTGCAGTCTGACGCTGTGCCTTTGTCACAGCTCCTTCTGGCACGTTGAACAACAAAGCAGCACGAACAGTGTGCATGTCCATACCGCTACGTATGTCCTGAATGAGCTGTTCATCTTGTGAAATAATCGCAAGGCCCACAACCTCCAGCTGAGAGAAGTCAGCATTGACAATTTTTCCATTCTCAAATCGTGTTGTGAAACATTCCTTAATTCTACTCACTATCAACTCCCAGACCAGCCCTTTTGATGACGGCTTGTTCGATGTGGCGCTCACGCTTCCATTCATTTTCTTCTGAAAGCGGGTTGCCATCGTACTCAAAGGCGTTGCTTACTTCGCACCATTCATCATCCGTCATTGGCACATAGGGCTTGCGTAGCCGTTCAATGCCGTTGGCTTCGATGCGTTTTGCCATATCTAGACAGACGCGCACATCAGGACTGCGCAACGCATTAATAACTTCATCAATCGTGGGTTTCATTGCTTACTCCTTACTAACATTCTGTAAATTCGGCTTCGTACAGCTAAGCCGCCCCGTTCGTGTGCTGCAATGCTGAAAGCTTGGGCGAATCTTTCCATCATCCCATGTCAATCGGCTGTAGCCATCGTAATACGTTGAAACGTCTTTGTGGTATTCACGGAACGTCATTAGCTCCGCAAGGAAAATCCCAACATCAATGTTACGGGGGTCTTCATTATCACAAATCCACTGCAATGCCTTGTCATCCACGCTTGTGTCAAACTTCTCTTTGGCCTTAGCCATTGTCACTGGCGAGAGAATGCCATCAAAGGTCTTCTCACGCACCACTTTCTTGTATTTCTTCTGGCCTTTCTTCAAGCCCGTCTTGAACACGCCAGCTTCCTCCTGCTCATCCCACTTGAATGTGCCACCATACAGCACCGTCTGAACCTCACGTAGCTTTGTGGGCTGGAAGTGCTCATATCCAGAAACACTACGCACAAGCCAGTACAGCTTATCTTGTGCCTTAACTACTTCCTGTCGCACATCATCGCTGATGTTTCCGCACATATCCAGATTGAAGTTCATGCCTACGCTCTCCATTAGGGTTGTACACAGTATATCATCGCCTTTGATGAAACACAAGTCCAACATCTCTTTCGACATTGCCTTGGCTTGGAGCCGTGCAATGGTGCGTGTCGTGTTTACATCGTGAATCAAATACTCCGTAAGTTCATCCAACGGAATATCCTCTGTACGCATCCCAGCGTCCCAATATCCTTTAATCTTGTCAGGCTTCACAGGAAGCCCGTACAGCTCACTTGTGGCATCCAAGCTAGGGTATGTCATTGTCTGCCCAGATAACAGATACTGAGCCTGCTGAACGTCCCACACACGGATGTGGTGTATGCTTTCCTTGATGACCGCGCTAAAGCGCTCATCGCGGAATAGATAGGCTAGGTCAAAGCCAATGTTAAACCCACACAGCGTTACCGTACCATCCTCATAGAATGCATCGGACAGGGCGGAGAGCATGGCCGTAACATCGCCAGTGTAAGTAGGCTGACCACCAGACTTCCAGCCTGCCAGCACCACATTGTTTCCCACATGATGAGGACTGGCTTTCATCTGTCCCTCAACAGCACAATCTACAGATGTTTCTAAGTCTAGAGTAAAAAGCATATAGTTTCTCTTATTAGTTATTACTTATATGCGTTTTTCTCTTGAAAGAAAAACGCTATTAATAAGTAAGTAAAAGCAATATTCTTAAAAGCCTTAAGAGTATTATACAGGCATCTGTAGAACAATGCAAGCATTACCCGTTAAAATCATTCCATGCTTGGTCGGATAGGTAGTCATCATTGCCGTTTTTGTGATTCTTAACTTGCTGTTCCACCCACCATTCCCTAAATGAATCAATGGCATACTGGTCAAACTTAAAGTATTCTATCATGTCTGGGACAAGCAGTTGCCAGTCGCAGTCATCAAACTTCTCGGCATAGCTGTAATACAGGTCATCGTCATTCATTGTCATCCTCCTCAATGTAATTAACATATTCTTCCAGCGCTGCCCAATCCAGATTCCAGTCTACAAAGGCATCCTGAATATTCTGTGGGCATCGCTCACGGATAAAGTCAAGAGCGCTGTCTGCCTTGTCTGTTTCCGTCATGTTGGCTACGTAAATCAACGCCAACTCCTGAATCTTGCTGTCATAATCCTTAAATCGCTTCATAAACTTCCTCGTTAAGAGTTTCGGAATAGATATTGAAATATCGGTCTTGGTAGTCCCACTGTAGCTTCTCCTCCAAGAAGCACGCCATCCCATAGTCCGTATACACGCCCCAAGTATCCCAACATGAAGCATCGTCTTTCATGCTCCAACACAGCACATACACCGTTTTAGGTTTCATTCTTTGAACCTCCCAATTGTTGGTACAATTTCAATCTCAAAGCGTCCATTACGCATTGCTTGATTGTTTCCATCCAGTTTATTCTTAGGGATATACAGATACCGCTTGTTCCCCTCCTCTGGCAAGCGCCCAATGGTGATAATTGCGTCTGCCTCACCCTGTACGCCAGTCTTAGAGCCGTACAGCTTACTCATGTCAATCCACTTCACACCCTCAGCAGAGCCGTCAGCTTGGTGTACAGTGATGACGGGAGCGTATTTCTTAGCAAGCTCTCGCGCCCAATTGAAAATCATTGTCTGTCGCTGTGTATCGCCACTAGCTTCTTTCTCAAAGCCATGCACTTTCCACAACTGGTCAAACACAATCAGGCCAACATCATGCTTCTCAAGCAACAAGTCAACATCATACACTGAAACGTCAGCTTTGTCAAACAAAATAAACTTATCCTCACGCCCCATCAGCTCAATCCATTTGCTCCGCACCTTATCAGGATACTGGAACATCTGCTGTGTCGTGATTCCTAACGCACTCTGAACAATCCTACGCTGTACTTTCTTACCAGCTTCCTCGTTGTTAATCCACAGGACACTCTTGCCCATCTCCATCTGCGTAGCAATAAAGCTTCCCTCGCTCGCTAGGAAGGTTGTCTTGCCCGTATCAGGTCGTGTGGCTACCACCACCAAGTCCCCCTGCCTTAAATCGCCCAGAGCCTCATTGAGAGCGTTTAAACGCCATTTGTACCCAGATGCCTGTGCTTCCTCCAACATATCCACAATACTGGCGGACACAATGTAGCTATCCTCATTATCTACGCGCCCCACATCCTTGTGGTAGGTCTGGAGCTGAGCCTCTACGCCATCCAAGCTCTCCTCCGTGCCATCCACTACGCGCAATGCCTTGCTTGCAATCTCATTGGCATGGTAGCGTGTGGCTAGGGATTTCAGCACCTGATTGACTGTATCCTGTTCAGCTTCCGCAGCCAGTTCATTCAGCCACTGTTTAACAATCTCAATGCGTTCAGGCTTAGCTCCGCCAATCTTTGACACAAGCACGAAAGGAGCAAAGCTAGAATAATCAATAGCTTCCTTGTCTTTGTGCTGTTTCCACCACTCCCCCATCCATCCAAGAATGTCGTATGCTTCCTTGCTTAGCGATTCCTGTTTAACGAAACGCTGATACTTGACATAATTGTCTTTCTCTGAAAGCGCTCGGACAATCTCAAGGTCAATCATGTGAACCATCCAAGTTTTGCCACGGGTTATTTGGATTCTGCGCTTCGTACATCAGGTCATCGAGCCAGCCCATGTCAAACTCTGTGTCAATGATGCCACGCTTGAAGCAGTCGTAGGCCAGCTCAATGCCATCAACATGCTCTTGACTAATTGCCATAATAATGTGTTTCTGTTTCATACAATCATCTCCTGCAATTCATCTTTCGTAAAGTATTTAGGGTCTTTACCCCACCCTGCCGTCTTCACATCCTTAACAAATCCTAAACGCTTGGCTATCTGATGATTAGCCAACAGCACTTGCCTGTTATCATCATCGAGAGCAAGACGGACACTATTATACCCCATTCTCGCCACCATTGCAACTGCTTTGTCGTTAATGCTTGTCGTGCATAGAGCCATCGCATCTGCTCCAGCATCTGCCAGTCGGTACATAGACAACAAATCCTCACAGATGTACAAATGCTTGGCACGCAAATCCTTAGCTCGGCACACCCCAAAGCATGAGTCTTTCCTGTCTGCCAGTGTCGTATAGCGTGTCTTTGCATCCTTAGCGTAATGCCTTACCGCCCACCACCGTTGATAGCTGTTCACGGCAGGGATATGCAAGGCTTGCTTCCTACTACTCCATCGCAAGCCCGTGTCATTCCAAAAGCCCAAGTCCATCTGTGCCTTGCCAAGCCAGTCTTTAGCTTCCTGTGTCGCGTCCCATAGGCTTGTGAGGTCGCTAGGTGGGCTGTTTGTTTTGATGACCGCGCTTGTTGGCTGTGCCTTATGGAATGTCTTGCTATCCTCCACAAGCCAAGCCCCACACCGATAGCACTTGGCACTAACGCGCCATGAGCTATCCATGAGTATAACTACGCTCTCGCTATCTCCGAAACGTCCATTCTCGTTATGATTGGCTCGTGTAGTTCCCGCACTCGTTGGCTTGTTATCCTCAAGAAAGCGTTTTGACATTCGCATATTTGACACCCTCGTAAATGTCGCGCAAATCCTCATCTGAATATCGGAATGTAGAAGCTAGGACACACACAGAACACAAATCCTCCCACATAATGTGTGTCTGCCCTAGCTCATCCTGTACGCTTCGTGTCTTTACATCCATGCGACAATCGCAAGCTCGGCAGTGATTCATTCGCGCACCTCAGTTAGCATAAGCGCATACTTCTTGCCTGACTGCGCCATCGTGAAGAAAATCATAGGCTCTGTCGAATCGAAACTAATAAACATTTCTGAAACTTCCTTAGAGTTGGTGAAATCCGTTCCAACATTCCATTCGTTTCCTGCTAGAATATCGTAAACATCATCCATAAGTGAATCACATTCTGTGCGCTCGATTGGGTTCATTTCTTAGACTCCAATTTGTAATGTTCAATGATTTCTGCCAGCTTTCCTAAATCCGTTAGCTGATACAACACATCGTAGCTCTCCGATAAATCCTCTCTAGCTTTCTTATGGAAAGCTTCAAGCTCTTGCAACAAGCATCGCAAGTTATCCTCAGCTTTCCACGCTCGCCGTTGCCATAGCTCTGCCTGTCGTTGCATATATGCGCTCATTTATTCATCCTCACTTGTTGGAGCCACAAATTCATTGCGCCATGAATGCTCATTGCTACGGAAAGATGACCGCGCTGTTTGCTCTGCGTTGCGCTCTGCCAGTTTCTTACGCACATCCCACCCACTAGCACCAATACCACCAATTGCCTTAATGTCTTTAGTCTGCGTCATCCCAAACCTCCTGTCCATCGCTGTTAATGTAATAAATCGAATCTTCTGTATTACCATCAGCGTCTACATCGTACACGTTTACGCTTGCATATCCCTCATCATAATAAACATTAATGTCAAGGTCGCGCATTCCGTAAATGTACTGTTCGTATTCATCCACATACTCACCACGCTCTAGCAATTCCGCTAGTCGCTGTTTACAATATGCAATCAATTCATCTTTAGCTTGCGCATAATTCATTCTGATTTCTCCTCAGCATCAATCTGTCGTTTAATATCAGCCAAGCTTTCATCGCTTGTGAGTATACGCTCAGGCTTCTTGCGCTCGGCAATATACCACCCACCGCCAGTGTGCCAACTGTCCCGATAGCTGACAACATTCCCATTTTCATCAATGCCCTGCCTCTCAATCACGGGCTGTATGTATGAAATGTCAAATCCCTTGTACATCATTTGGCTTTCTCCATGCTATCAAGAAGTTCTTTAAGGTCTTGCAAGGTATTGGCATACAAATCTAACTTACCATTCGATGCGTGATATTCCAAGATAGCACCATCGCTACTGGAGTCTATAAAGTTATTTATGTATCCATCATCATCCATATCATAAATATCGTATGCGCTAACATGAGCATATACTTCAAATCCTTTGTACATCATTCTGCGCTCTCCTCAATCTCCACAACACCAAGCTCCTGCGATATAACCCCATCGTAGTATTTCGTATCAAGCCAGTCATGCCCGTTAGCATCTGCCCAGTCTGACAACATATCCGCCAGTCCCTCGCAATTGCACGGAATCTTTAGGGCATCAATCACCAATGCGCTATCCGTGCGGAATGAAATTGTGCCAATGTAAAAATAACGATTCATTTAACTTTCTCCTCAATGTCTTTAATGTTAGCTCTAACAACCGTACCTGTCGGATATTGCTTATCGCCTTTCTTAATCCTCACCAACGCCGTGCTGTCATTCTGTTCTACAATTGTACAGGGAAGCTTAGCATACATTACATTCAATGTCAATAGCGCCATGATTAAATCTCCGATAATTCAATTCGGCAGTAGTCAGCCACCCCTGCTTCATATCCCAACTTGTAGAAACAAATCACGAGCCCTCCGTCTGAACACGCATCGTCTACGCACTCAGTCCCAATTACACGCCCGTCATAATAGCCACGCGCAAACCAGTATGCATCTTGGCACATAGTTAAATCCTCTTATTCATGTAGAAACAGGGCAAGCATTAGGAGCATGACCGTGCCGATAGCAAGCCATGCCACGCAATCCTTTAGAAATTCTTTGAGATTATTATTCACTTGGAGCACCCATTATAGATTTTATATGGTGAATCGCATCACACGCCATATTATAGCCCTGCACAGACAAGACGGCATCCTCACCGCATTCTGGACAATCGTTTACAATATGCTCAAGCGTAAGCAGGGCATATTGTAAGGCACTAATTAATTTACTATCCATTAATCACCCCCTGTGCAATCAACTGCTGAGCCGTGCGCCCAAACCATCCTTGCAAACGATAGGCTAAGCCTGTGTCATGCAAGTATTGCCAAGCTTCTATCACTTCGTCATCATCCTCTGCATCGTGCCATCCCTCTGCCAGTCCCACCGCTAAATAATCATTCATTGTCATCCTCCTCGCTGTCATTCAATGCTTCAAAACATTCTGCCACGCGCTCCGATTCATAGCCATCAAATCGGGTAAATCCGTGCATCGTGTCGCGTCCGTCATGCTCACGCACATACTCAAATCCGCCATAATAGTCTAACGCACGCAGATTGCCATTGTCTACATAAATTGCTCGTTCATCCCCGTCAATGTATAGCTTGCGCCCTGCCCTAATGTCAAGTCCTAGCTTGTCTGCTGATACGCAAGGCAGGGCGCGGATAGCTTCTCCAATCTCTTGCTGTTGCTGTTCAATCATGTCTGCAATGCTCATTTGTCATCCTCATCAGTGAATAATTCGTTATCGTCTGCCAAGTGTTCGGCAATCTCGCGCCAATTGACATCATCTAGGAAAGCTAGGGCATATCTAGCCACAATTTCGTTTTCCTGAGTAAACCGTGCGTCTGCCACCTGCTCTATGCAATCCCTAACATACTCTTTCAAATTGTTGGCAAATTCGTATACATCCTCGCCTTTGTAGGCATCACAGAACACATCGTCAACCCCATCAAACCATTCTAAGTTAATCCGCCATGTTGCGTAGTTAGTCCATCCGTTATATGCGCTCATTAAATCATCCCCTTAAGGCTGTTGGTGTCGTGATAAGTGAGGGTGTATCCTGCCTGTGTCAAGGCATTGCGTAAATATCCTTGCTGTTTGCTTGTTGACTGGCTATATTTATCCTTGTTCACATGGGCAACTCGCGCCATGCGTTCCAGTGTTGCTAGTGGAAAGTGAGAGCCATAGGAGTAAATGACCGCGCCGTCAATGTAAACATTGCCAAGCCGTGCATTGCTTTTCAGCGTACCCTTGGCATATCCTGAGAAAAAGTCTTTCTGATTCATGTCTGCTTATCCTTTGTTTGTTTGTGTGTTGGGGTGATAAATCTTACCATAACTTGCAACATATTGCCATAAATCGCCGTCTTTCTTTACTACCGTGGTGCGCCCTGCCTTGTTAATATATTCCAAATCTAGCAGGGAATTGTCCTTATCAAACCATCCGCTTATCCGCCCGGGCTTGCCGGATTTTGGTGGTATTCCGTGGATTACAAATCCACCATCTGAAAATGTATTCATGTACATATGCCGCGCCCTCTGTTGATTGTTTGTGTACTATAACACAGGTTAGTGGAAAAGTAAAGCATTATTTTAATCTATTTCCTGCCTGTCTTTCATCTTACATTGTGAAGCATAACACACTATTTTCTAATTGTCAATAATAATTTTCTGAATGAATTATTAATCGCCTATTAGCCAGTCCTGATATATGCGCCCGTCTGTGTGTATCCATTCTGCCAAGCCGTGCCGCAAGTTAAGGCAATAGCACCACCCCGTGATTGATTCTTCAAACGCGAATCCGCCCTCATCCATTACCATTAAAGCCTGTTTATTTTCATCGTTATAGAATGCGTAAGCTTTCATTGTCTTAACCCTCTGTTAATGATGACCGTGCCTTAATCAATCATATGCACGCCATACCCGTAAACGCAAGGCCAATCCTGTATAGGCCATGATGCGCTACGCACAAAATACTGGCCTGCAACATTATCTAGCCACAGGCTGCCACATTGACCCACATCCT